GTGGATGCTATCGGCATTGAGTTAACGACAGACGGAACAAATGTGCTTACCTCAACATCGAAGAAGTACACGCAAGGAATGAGCATTGTGTATAATGTTAACTGTGATCGTGAAGGGTGGCTATGTTCTATCGGTGGCTTGATGGCCTTGCCGCTTGCCTACGCTACGGCTGTTGAGATATACAACTACGGATTAACGGCAAGTCAATCAAAGAGAGTTAACACGGCGGTAAGTGTAACGGCTGAGGCATTAACTACCGCTCGTGACATTGCCGAAACTCGTTACATGGACGAGGTTAGTGCTATGCTTCAGAACATGAGGCTACCTGATGACCGCCATTGCTTCGACTGTAACCGGAACATGAAATACGTAACAGCCCTGCCATGACAGTTAAGGAGTTCGAACAGAAGTCAGAGGCGATAACAGAGGCGTGGAGAAGTAACTTCATCCCATTGTACCGTGCTGTTGAAGATTTGAAGGGGCTTATGTTTCTTAGAATCTTCGGTACGGGAACAACGGGTGGTAGTAATTCGGCAGGGGATAAACTTCCTACTGTTGGATATTCTAAGACTCCTATCTACGTTTCGCCATCTTCTGTTAAAAATGCACCAGCATCATTTAAGTTTGGTAAATCAACTACTGATTCAAAGGGTAAAAAAAAGAAAGGGGAACCTATCGAGTCACTATACTTTCCTAACGGCTATGCTCAGTTAAAAAGTCAGACATCGGCAAACCTTCCACTTCAACTAACAGGAGCATTGATGATCGGGTTTCAGAGTAGCGGAATAGAGAACAACGGGCTTGAATCATCAATAACAATTCAGTCTTCTGAAGAAGGCAAAGTTGAAGGATTGGAAATCAAATACGGTGCTATCTTCGAGCCGACTAACGAAGAGATAAAAGAGTTCGAAACATCGCTATCTGAGTTCATCACAGAGGCGTTCAACAAAGGTCTGCAATGAATCTACTATCTGAGATAATAAGACGATTAAATCAACGGATTGGTGTTGCTAATATCTTCGATAAGCAGTTCGGGCTATGTGAACTCAATGCCAACGGAAACGACAAGGCATGGATTCACTACATCGGTGATGGACAAGGTGAGGTAGTGACGAACTTCGATGCGAAGCAGGGAACAATCTTCTGGGCAAAAAGAGGCAAGGTAAACATCAGCATCATTGACTCTTTGAAAGTGTCAGGCTGCAAGAAGATGTATCAAACAACCTTCCCTCTGACGGCTTACGCTGTTGTCCGCAAGTCACACCTTCCATGCGACTCAGAAGATGCTCAGGATTGGATTGCTTCCCGTGTGTTCAAGCTGACATCGGGCATGGACTTCGGGTTCAAGGCTTCTATCGGGGTCATGTCATACGAGGTGATACCTAACGGATATGCCAACGAGATTAAGTCATTGACTCAGAACTACGAGTGGGCTTGCGTGAGTATTGACATTGATGTTCAGATAGTAAGTAGTGCCGATGATGGATGCTACGACACCTGCGAAACGGGCGAGATACCACTACCTCCGAACTACGAACCGTGTACTCCTTGCCTTACCGAAGTAGCTGTTGACGGTGTTACGATAACAGGAAACGGAACGGTAGCCGACCCCCTTGTTGCTATCGGTGGCGGTGGGGGTGGTGGCGTAGTAACAGCCATTGCTTTCTCAACCGACCACCTTACAGTAACAGGCAACGGTTATGTGATAGGGAACACGGTATGGTACAACGGGAATATCTACCGATGTATCGCAAACAACGATTCTATACTACCTACCAACGCAACGTACTGGACAAACCTTGGAGCAGGGCTTCAGACTATCGAAAGACCTACTGATTGGGACGCTACGAGTGGGAACAATCAGATACTTAACAAACCATCAATACCAGCAGCACAGGTAAACAGCGATTGGAATGCAGTTAGCGGAGTTGAAGAGATTCTCAACAAGCCAACTATCACCGCTCCTGTCAATGCTGACTGGAACTCTGTCGCTGGACTTAGTGAGATTCTCAACAAGCCATCAATCCCCGCTGCTCAGATTCAGTCTGATTGGACACAGGCGAACAATGCAGCACTTGACTTCATAAAGAATAAGCCAACTATTCCGGCAGGAGGATTGCCCGCAGGAGGAACGGCTGGACAAATTCTGACCAAAGTAGATGCAACAGATTACAATGCCGCTTGGCAGGAGAACTACGCAGATTGGACTTCTGTTGTCAAGCACATCGTTAAGAATAACGGGGCATCGGGAACGATAACAAAAGGAACGGCTGTATACGTAACAGGCAGCAACGGTACGAATATGCTTGTCGGACGAGCAAGCAACGCAAGTGAGCCGACATCGAGTAAGACGATGGGCTTGATGCAATCAGACATCACAACCACAGGCAGCACTCAGACGGGATTTGTTGTCACAGAGGGCTTACTTGGTAATCTGAACACGGCAGGAACAACGGCTGGTGATCCGGTTTGGCTTGGTGTTAATGGAGCATTGATTTATGGGCTAATCAATAAGCCTTATGCTCCTGCTCATTTGGTCTTTATTGGTATTGTCACTAAAGTTAGTGCTGGCAATGGTGAGATATTCGTTAAGGTGCAGAACGGTTTTGAGTTAAAAGAGATTCACGATGTAGACATCATCACAGTAACACCTGTCAATGGGCATCTGCTAGGCTTCGATGGTACGTTATGGGTGAATAAGACTATTGCAGGATGGTTAGGATTCACCCCCGTAACCAATGCACGAACTATCACCATCAACGGAACGGCGCAAGACTTATCCGCTGACCGCTCTTGGACAATCCCTAGCATTTCAATATTCAAAGACACCACAACCGGAACGGCTTCGGTAAGTAACACTAACACAGTTTCAAAAACGCAACTAATTCCAGCAGGAACTTTTGGAAATGACATCATTCAACTCGATTGGGGTACGGTGAATAAGACTGGTGCTGGTGGTGCTGTTGTTTATCGTGTGTACGTGAACGGAACGGCTGACTTAGTTGGTTCGCCTCAGTTGGTTGCAACTTATACGGCATCGAATCAAACATCAGGAGCAAGGCTAGAGAGAAGATTAAACATTAAATCTGCAACGGTTACAGAAATACCAACTGCAACAAGTTTACTAGCTACTGATATCGGGTTAAATCCGCTAACCAATTACAACATCAATTGGGCAGTAGATAAATACTTTGTATTTTGTGTTCAAAACACATCGGGAGCAGACAGCACAGCAGTTTCATATTACCGAATAATGAAAACGTGATGAATATAGAAATTGAAAACAACATCTTAAAGGTTAATGGATTCGAAGGCTATTTTGATCTGATTGAATTAGTGGATGATGACTTCGTTCACATTACAATCGGGGGAATGGTACTCGGAATTACACCTAGCGATACGACAATCAACAACGTAGCATACGCATCAACTGAATTGTTCATTGATGCAATTAACCAACTAACAACAACTTAATCATGGCAGGAGTTAAGATTACAGCATTACCGGAACTACTAACAGCACCCGTTAGCGGTGATAAGTTAGTGATTGTTGACGTTTCGGACACATCAGAAGCACCAACGGGAACTACGAAGCAAGTTGATTTTGATTTGGCTATTCCGTTGAGTGGCACATGGACACCAACAGTATCAGATATTGATGGTGCTGCTACTGTGGAGATATTAGGAATATCTACTTATCAGAGAATCGGAAACTTAATAACTGATACGTGTCGCATTAGTGTTCAATTGGACACGGGGCAAAGTTCTGAAACTTTTAACCTTGATTTAGCTATCCCTCCTGCGGCTAACTTCATCAATGCTCGTCAGGTAACGGCTATTTATTCAATTACAAGTTCAATCCCCGAAGTTGATGCTATTAACATTCAATCGTTTACTGGAAGTAAGTTAACATCAATTCCAATATTTGGAAACGGAACGGCTTTACTAATAACTTTCGTTTGTCAACGTACCTATCAATACACCGTTTAATGACCACCTCAGTAGTCGGAGTTGCGCTGATAAAACACTTTGAAGGACTCAGACTTAGTGCCTACCTCTGTCCAGCTTCCGTAGCTACGATAGGCTACGGCAATACCTTCTATTCTAACGGCTCAAAGGTTAAGATTGGCGATGTAATAACTCAACAACAAGCTGATGAATTGTTACTACTTACTTTGAAATCATTTGAATCAATCGTAAGCAAGCGAGTAAAAGTACCACTTACCCAAAACCAATTCGATGCGCTCGTTTCTCATGCCTTCAACACGGGAGGGAGTGATACTTTATTCAAGTTGGTAAATGAAGGGCGTGATGTTCACCAATGGTGGACTACTCGTTATATTCAAGCCGATGGTAAAGTGTTAGCTGGATTAGTTCGTAGAAGAAAAGCTGAGTTCGATTTGTTTATGTCGAAATAATATTGCTACATTTGCCTCATACTGTTTGCGGCGGTGTGAAAAGAATTGGTTCTCAATCAACCATAGCCCCGAATAGCCGCAACTATGAGGGGCTTTTTTATTTGATGATATGGGACCAGAAGAATTAGCACAATGGGTAATAGATAACAGATACCCAAAAAGCGAAAATGACAAAGTAAGCGATGCTGAAATGTACCACACGATAATTGAAAAGATAAACCAAGTATTGCTTTTAGGTGCTGTTAGCAGTAGTGCCACTATTTTTGAAGTGGAACTCTATCGCTTTATCAATAAACACGTAAAAGATGGATTATCAAAACCAGACTTAATATCAAAAATGAAGTATGTATTAAAGTCTTGTGAGATGTCGTAAGGCATTACCGATAACTTACTTATACCCGCAACAAACTTTCGCATACACAAAACTAAACACAAAGACAAATGAAAAACGTACACATATTACCAACAGATAAAAAAACAAGATTATTTACTTCTGATTCAGAACTAATACTTGCAGGTTACCCAAAAACTACATTTAAAACAGGTAAAAACATCTACATTACCGATGATTCGGAGATTGAAGAAGATTATGTTATTGCTTATGGTGTTGCAATAAAAGTAATGATGTTTGATAAGAACACATTGTTTTTTATAAATGGCACAAAAGCAAAAAGAGAAGACTGCAAAAAAATTATCCTCACCACAGACACCGACCTTATCGCAGATGGTGTTCAAGCTATTGATGATGAGTTCTTAGAGTGGTTTGTTAAGAATCCAAGTAACAACTATCGGATTCTCACGTAAACCAAAGCATGAAACCACTCATGCTTTTTTTATTGCTATCAACCGCATCATTCGGTCAATGTAACACGAACCGATTCATGCAGCCGTATCTTGCGCTCCCAAGTTTCTTCGGGTTGTACTTTGCGAACCAATGTATTTCGGGATCAATTCGAGATACAACTATTTGCGTTAAGATACCCCGAACAAATCAGGGACAGATAGCAGCGTTTAGTTATTCATCCCCAAGCGGTCAACCAGCGTTTGTAACAGCGGTTAAGCAGTACAACGGTGCGTGTATCTTCATTGAGAACGGAACGCTAATACAAGCAGGTAATGACACGGTATCGGTTTGCTATACGATACAAGCACAACTCATTGATAACTTTTGCCCTTATGCGATTTTAGCAGGTGGGCTTGCTGTTGATTGGTGTGGCATCTATGCTTATCACTCAGAGGGCAATCTAAAGATGCGATTCTCCACTTGCTCTAATTCGGGAACTATGTACTACGATATAATTACCTCAACCGATGCTGTCAGTTGGACTTCACTAGGTAAGGTAATCCCCGAAGTCGAAACCAAGTCAACCGAAAGTCATTACAACGTCTGTATTCCTTTTAATCGGGGCGGCATGAATTACTTCGCAGTCAGAGAATATGACCTCAACGGTGGCGTTCATGTTTCTGACATAGTATTCTGCGAAATCCCTTATCCATCGAATGACGGCAGCGGATTTGATTTGCTAGGTCGCAGGGTGACGGATAATAAATTCATGTATTACGTAGGTGGTAACTAACACTATATTTGTACTAATGAATCCCGACTACCCTAGATGGCTGCGTGTACTTATTGCAATAGGCAAGAACTGGAAAGAAACAATCGGTTCGGCTGCGATATTAGGCACGGTGGTACTATGGTATCTCGATAAGATAACACAAGAAAAGGCTATCTTCGGAATTGTGCTACTTGTCGCTGGTGGATTTATCAATAACACATTCGACTTTATAGGGCTATTCAAATACATTGGAAACTACAAGAAGGGAGGAGGCAATGATGAACCAGCCTAAAGACACTTTGCTCGTTAACGAAGGCGCATGGAGAGCGGCAGGGCAGGATACGTTTATTCGCAAGCACTTCATCGAAGTTGAATCTCACGACCTAGTCGCACTTAAGCCAACCATCGACCCTGACGGTAGTGGCTTGTTATATTGGTACATCGGAATAAATGGTGACACAGTTGCACTTAGCCACGAACTGACTACCTTTGAGTATGAATTACCAATCATGTTAGCGCATCCCTTCAGAGCGAGCGATACGATACGGCCGAGTGATTACTTACATGGAACGGTTCAGTCATTTGATCCATACTACCCTATCCATATTCACCCTGTTGACACTTCATTGAACAATGAATTTGATGCGGCTGCACCGGTATTGATATTCCTAATCACACTCGCCTACATTGTGCGATGCTCAAAAACTAATGCTTGGGCTAACTTATTCAAAGACCTTCGTAATGCGTGGAATAATCCTACTCCTGTTAATCGCTCTATCTAGTTGTAAATCACATAAGTCGAAAACAACGTACACCGATTCGTTAACGGTTTCAATCTTACCCCGTGATACTGCTATAATCTTTCCAGCTGATTCAGCTTTTAAGGCCGTTCAATTGGACGTTATCGATGGAAAGATTACAATAGGTCGAACCATTGCAGAATATCACGGTAATCGAAGCACAACACCTCAAATCTTTGTGAATGATGGTATCTTGACGGTTCGGTCAGGGACGGTTCAAGATACCGTTCACGTTACTGTTTACGATACTAAAGAACGCAAAGCAACTCATTCGACTGAGATACGCTACGAGAACTACTTAACTCGCTGGCAGAACTTCCAAGTGGTGGCATTTTGGATATTCCTTATCATCATTGCCGTAAGGATTGGCTGGCGTTACATTGAACGAACTTATTTGAAGTAGGTAATACCACCCAAAATGATTAGGGCTATTTTGTTTTCTTTGCCGTAAATTGCGAAACAAAACTACCAATGTCAGTCCGTTACATTCTGAGTGATTCGCCCGATTTGCTGTATTCAATTACAGACTTAGACGGGCAAATTATCAACAGTAACGACCTATTCAACGAGTATTGCAGTCATATTAAGCCTAAGAAACTTTCCGATCTAATGAGTGAAGATTCGGACTTGGATGAATACGTTATTAGGGTTAAGAAGGCGAAAGAGAAAAGCCCATCTCCAATTAGGCTATACTCAAAAACACGGCAAAAGAACGGCTCTAACCATTGGATTCTTTGGAATATCTACTGCATCTTAGGTAGTTTACATTTTGTCGGTATTCAAATGACTGATGTAACAAGCATTTCCAGCCATGAATACGAAAGGCAAAAGAAGCTACTTGATGACTTTCGATTTATGCTCTCCCATGAATTACTTTCTCCATTGTCAAGTATTGATGGATTAGTTAAATTAGCCATTCAGGATGACCCTGAATCGAATGAGTTTAAGCTAATGGATGAATGTGTGCAGAAGTTGAAGAACAGCTTTCATTTGTTGGTTAAAAAAGCAGCGAGAGAATTATGAATAAGCTACCTATAACGGATAGAGAATGCGATGAGTTATTGCTTGTTAAGATTCGGTTCTATTTGAAAAAGGATATGCCCGAAAAGGTAGCACGGGAAATATTAGAAAAGGAAATTAAACAAAAATCAAACCTATCAAAGTTCTGTGATGCCCTGTTTTCGGCAAGTGTGATAGGTGAAAGTTCAAAAATTATCGCTTAAGCAAAATTTATTTTCGTTCTCTTGTCGGGTGTATTGATACATTTATGTATCTTTGCGTATACCAAAAAAGGAAGTGATATGAATCTGGTTAATCAATTATTTGTCAATAGTGGCAGACCTGAACAAGGTGATAATAGAAGCTATTTTGTAAAGGCTTTAAACAAAGTATTATCTGATGGATTCATCAAAGTTTCCATACAAGATAAAGGTCGTGTTTGGACAAATCCTAAATACGTAGATTCAAACGGTCAACTTAAGAAGTTTGACATCGAGATAAAAGGTTACGGTTATACTGCAAGAGTATATCGAGGCAGTTTTTCAGCTACCGACTTACTAAAGGTTATTGGCGAATTCATTCAATCTCCTGAGATATCAGAAAAGCACATTAAGTCAATTACTGCATCTGGCTTGGAGATTTGCGAGTGTAGTCGTTGTTACGGTAAAGGTGTTATTCCTGCTTTTTCATATTACTGTAACGGCATCTGCTTTGAATGTTACGGCTCTAAATATTCAGTTAGAAAATTCTCACTTTCAGTTTAACTCACACGGGCGGCTAACAACCGCCCATAATATCTAAACCATGAAAATGACATCAATGGGCGAAGTAACGCTAAAAACAATTCAGATATTCGAATTAGGTGGTGGCTTTGGAAATTACGATTTACCTATCTCGGAATGGGTGCAGAAGTTATTTAAAATCGCAACCGAAACATTCAACATCGAGCCAAACGGAAACAGGCTAAGAAAGGCAGTTGAACTACGCCGAATGATTACCTACCTGACTTGTAAGAAGTTTAACGGGCTAAGTGGCAATCATGGATATGTCTCACTTGAAAGAATCGGGCATTCAATCTCTCTTGCTGAATCTCGCAAGCAGCCTTATAATCATGCGACAATAATTAATGGGAACAAATTACACATACTAGCATTGGCTAACGAGAATAAGGGATATGCTGAATATGTATCAATGTACAGGCATTTTGAATCAATACTAATTAACAGAGGTTTCATCACTAACGAACAAATCAATGGCAAAAATAAACACACCTACACTAGAGGCTAAGAGCATTCTTGTAGAACCAACATTCGATGTTGAATATATCAGAACTGAAGTGCCTGGAATGATAGATTTCCCTGATGACTTCGAAATCGATATTGTCAAAGTTAAGATGAATGGGTTTGATGTAACTCACATTCTTAATTCGGATCAACTGGGTGAAATTCAAACCAACATCGAAGAACTAGAATCAAATAAAATTGTCGAACCTTATACACAAGAACTTTAACATGGAAACACTAACACGAATTTACATCTACTTCATGGGCATAATTGCTTTAATGGTTTGCTTCTTAGCTTGGGTATCAATTCGCTTACGAGCGGAAAGGATTAATCGGATAAGGATTGAGAAAGAACGCGACACTTCAATCAAAGCCAACTTAGAACTACTTACTAAGATTCATAATTTGGAGTATGATTTAAAAAGCGTTAATAAGTCGCTGGAAACTTATGAATCTCTTTACGAAACAAATAAGCAGATTATCGAATTTAAAGACGGTGAGATTAAACTACTTGAAGAAAGAATACAAAGGCAAGTTGATATCATCAAAGAACTAGAGCAAGACAAAGACAATCTAACCAAATGCATCGAGCGTACTGGAATACGTGGAACTGATGGAGTAGTTAGAAAATGCAATCTTGGGCATATCCAATCCGTTATTTCCGGCACTCATCCGATATTGATGGAGAAGGTGAAGAAAGGAAAGTCAAGCAAGAAAATAGATGCTAATTCAATCCAAACCCTATGAGCGCGAAAAAAGAAACGGCGGTTGAATGGCTAGTTAAAGAATTGAACGATAGGACTCAACTAATACCAATGAGATATTGGGATGATATTCGTTCAGTTGTAGAACAAGCCAAGCAACTCGAAAAGGAACAAATAATTGAAGCGCACAGTAATGGCAAATCAATACTACCTCCAAATGAGAATGGTGAACAATACTACTCCCAAACTTTCGGCACTAACTCAGATGGGGATTGAATCAAATTTGTATCTTTACGCCCATGAGAAAAATATCTGATAAAATAGACGGGTCTAAAATCCGTAACCTAAGAAAGCGAAACGGGCTTACGTTAAAAGAGGTTGGTATTGCAATGGGATTTACTAAAGTCCCTCACTCATACCTCAGCCAAATCGAAACAGGCAAGCGACCTTATCCAAAAGATAATGAAGCCGAATTAGTTGCAGCATTCAAGAAAGCGTACTTCGATAAGTTTAAAAAAGAACTAAAACTAGATAAGGTATGATAATTATAGGACTTCTACTTGTAGTTAGTATCTTATTGCTTGCGTTATTGGTTTATACTGGTTCGCTAATCAATACGCTCAAATCTGAATTAATCGAACAAGAATCGAAAGCTAAATTTTGGGAAAAGCAATACAAGGGATTTAGTAAAGATGAAGCGATTAGCAAAGAGATGATCCTTCGTAAAAAGTACGAGAGATTATATCACAAATCACTTGACGAACTCGACAAGCTAAAAGACAAAAGACAATTTAACGGAACTAAACATTTACAACGTGGAAATAACAGGCAAACTAATTAAGATACTCGAACTTGAATCCGGTCAATCGGCTAATGGTGGATGGGTGAAACAAGTAGCGGTAATTGAAACCGCTGGAGATTATCCAAAGAAGATCGCGGTAACATTTTTCAAGCAGGACGTAATAGACCAGCTTAAAAAGAAATTCATAGGCGAAGATATCACCGTTTCAATTAACGTCGAATCGCGTGAATATAACGATCGGTGGTATACTGAGGTAAAAGCGTGGAAAATAAACTGAGCCAAATCAAGCCTTCCAAATCGGAGGGCTTTTTTTATTAAAATAAATTTGGTTTGTATTGATACAATAATGTATCTTTGTTGAAACTTAAAAAAGCGATATTATGATACCACAAATTTTAGTAGGAAGCGCAATAATCGGATTCGGTTATTATTGCTACACACAATTCAAAGAAGTTGGACGGAAGTCAGAATTTCGTCCGGAAACAAAAAACTCATCTAACTGGGTTTATTTTTCTAAAAACCGTGATGCTTTATTCTTTGCCTACAATGCCGTTACTCAGACATTGATAGCGGTAAGCATTGACGAGGTTAAGTGCTGCGTTACGTGTTACGAGAATGGTGCTTGCAACATCAACCACCATCTGAACACATACCTACGTGAACGAGTGAGCAAGAATTATTTCAGCTACACCCGAATCAATGAGGTTGACTTCATCAATCAGTTCAATCTTGCATCCGATAAATTTGATTTTAGTAAATAATTGGGAACTATGGAGCGTTCAGAATCAATCAAAGAAATAGGGAAAGCACTTGGTTTGTTTCATACCAAAGTAGCTAAGATTCCAAAGACAGATAGCAATCCGTTTTTTAAAAGTAAGTATGCTGCACTACCGTCTATCTTAGATGCTATTCAGATACCACTTGAAGAATCGGGCCTTGTATTCACTCAACTTCCTGACGGTGAATTTTTGACCACATTGCTTATCCATTTTGAAAGCGGTGAGTATATCAGTTCTTCCTACAAAATGAATCCGGTTAAAACAGATCCACAAAGCATAGGCAGCGCAATCACATACGCTCGAAGATATGCTCTAGGTGCAATACTTGGGTTGAACATTGACGAAGATGATGATGGGAACAAAGCAAGTCAACCGCAAAAGCCAGCACAATCGCAAGAAGTTGAATTGCCTTGGTTGAATCTGTTAGACAAAGAAGGAAACCCGAAAGAGAAAATACTTGCAAGGCTTCAACAGGTTTTTGCAGAAGGTCAAACGATTGACGAATTAAAAAAGTCAGTCAGAATAAGTAAATCAGATTTAGAATACATAAAAAATAAAATACATGGAAACACTACAAGTAATTGACGTAATACCGTCAAAAGAAAACCAACTTTCATTTGCTCATTCAATATTTCAAAAGGTTGTTGATGGAGAAGAAACAGCTATCAACACGGCTGCAAGATTAAAGTTCTTATCTGACACTTTCAAAGAAGCATCTGAGCAAATTAAGCCTTATGTTATTGATGAATGCATGAAGTATGATAGTCGTGAGCAGATTGTCGCACTTGGAGGCTATGAAGTTAAGATTTCGGAAATGGGAGTCAAGTACGACTATTCAGAATGCAACCATCCACGACTGATTGAAGTTATTGCAGGAATTAACAAGCTAAACGAAGAACGAAAGGAACTTGAAAACTTTCTCAAAGCATTGAAAAAACCAATGTCAATAGCTGACGAATCAACGTGTGGCGAAGAAGTAACTGTTTATCCTCCATCAAAAAAGTCAACCACAACACCAGTATTTACATTCAAGAAATAAACCAATGAAAAAAGCAATAATCCTACTAACGATCATCGTAGCTACGTTGACCTCTTGCGAGAAGTCCTGCTACCAATTCAACATCAAGACAATCACCGTGTCGAAGTACAACGAATCGACCGATATCACCTACGTCAAGAAGTGCGACCTAACAGCACGACAGGCACGTAAGGTAGCTGAGTCGATGGAAACCACAGCGACGACAGGAGTCGGCAGTCAGAAGATAACAGTCACAACTACTTGTAGTTATTATATTAAGTGATTTAGTTTATCTTTGTAAAGATTCAGTTGTACCGGCATACGACTTGGATTAACAACTTATTAAATTCCGAATAGGGAGGGCTGCCGGGCTTTCTCTGTTCGGAATTATTTTTTTATGGAACTACGAGAATATCAAGAGAAATTTGTACGTAACCTTTCCCTATCACTTATCACACATCGAAAGATACTTGCTCAACTCGCTACGGGTGGAGGTAAAACGGTTTGCTTTTCTGCAATTTGTGATAGGTATATTAAGAAATCAGGAAAGTCTGTTTTAATACTTGTCCATCGAAAGGAACTTTTAAAGCAAGCATCGGCTTCAATCCTAAAGTGTAATGGCATCTATGCTCAATCGGTGATAGCTGGAATGAAGCACATCCCTAACGCTCCGGTTTATGTGGCAATGGTTGAAACGGCTTATAAGCGTTTGGATCAGTTTAGTAATATCGGGATGGTTATCATTGATGAATGCCATCTTGGTAATTTCACAAAGGTTATTGACCATTTTACTAGTCAGTACATTATTGGATTTACAGCGACTCCACTTGCAGCAAAAAAAAGCCATCCATTACGCAATTATTTCGATTCCATTGTTTGCGGTGTTGATATACCCGACTTAATTGAGCAAGGTTTTCTTTGCAATGAAATTACTTACGGAGCAAAGGAAACAGTTGATAGGGCAAAGTTAAAAATGAAGATGGGCGAATTTGACGAAAGGCAAATGGCATCTGAATTTTCAAACCCGAAATATGTTGAGGTAACTGTTAATGCATATCGAAAGTATTCACTTCATCGAAAGACAATAATTTTCAATTGTAATGTTGAACACTCAATTTTAGTTTGTAATGCATTCCTATTGGCTGGTTACAACTGCAAACACTTGGATGCTAATTCAAAAGATCGAGAACGAACTCTTGAATGGTTTGATGCGACACCAGATGCGATACTTTGTAATGTTGGAATTGCAACTACCGGATTTGACCAGCCGGATATTGAAACGGTTATAGTAAACAAAGCTACTGCTTCAATGCCCCTTTGGCTTCAGATGTGTGGACGTGGCGCAAGAACTCACTACATTAAACAGGCTTTTACAATAATTGACCTTGGCGGTAACTGCATTACTCACGGTCAATGGTCAGCGCAAAGGGATTGGAAATATATTTTTAACCACCCACCAAAAAAAGGTAATGGCGTTGCTCCTATGAAGTCGTGCGGTAATTGTGATGCGATGGTACACACTAGAGTTATGATTTGCCCGTATTGTGAAACACCATTTCCTGAAAGGCAAATAGCTGAAGAACAGATTTCGGAGTTTATACTTATATCAGATTCGATTGATGTGAAAAAATTGATTGAGAAAAACGAGCAGTACAAAGTATTTTACTCATTTTTTCTTATCTCAAAAGAGTTGGCAAATCAGGCGGCAAACTCAATTACTGCAATGGATGATGAAACTTTCGAAATAATTAAGGCAAAAAATATTGAACTTGGGAGGCTCTGGTGTAAGGAACAAAAAAAGAAATGGAACTCCCAATGGTACGGTGATAGGATTGAAGAAACACTAACTGAAGAACTTAAAAAACATTATACATCATGGAGAAAACTTTAATATCAGCTTACAAAAATGTGCATGATAACATCGACCAAGATGTAGAACTTGATTCTTTCCTAAATGGTATTAAGTCCGGTGCATGGCAAGACAACGTTTTAAAAGTTCGTACCATTAAAGACAAGAAAGAACGAGCGGCAGAAAAACAGAAATGCCCATTAGTAACTATTTCAGGTTCGTTTCAAGAGCGAAAGGATGCAGCCTTGCGAAAGCATTCCGGTTATATCGCTATTGATATTGACAATATCGAAAATGCTAATACAACCAAAGAACTACTCTCAAAAGATAGTTATATCTATGCTGCATTCGTTTCAATTTCAGGAAATGGCTTATGCTGCCTGTTCAAGATTGACGGCTCACGACACGCCGATGCATTTGAATCAATAGCTGCATATCTTTATGAATCATATCAGATAATAGTTGACCAGTCAGGAAAGAATGTTTCCCGTGCTAGGTTTGTTTCATTCGATCCGTTTATTCACATCAATGAAAAGGCAATAACATTCAAAAAGTATTTGCCAAAAGAAAAACCGAAAAAAGTTAGTCGTGTTGTTTTCGTTAAGAATGATTTTGATTTAATAATCAACCAGTTTAACGAAAGGCAAATAAACCTTTGTGAAGAATACTCTGAATGGGTTTCGATTGCATATTCTTTAATTAGTCAGTTTGGTGAACAAGGGCGTGAGTATTTTCATGTGCTTAGTTCTATTTCATCCAAGTACAATGCATCTGATACTGATAAGCAGTTCGATTCGTGCCTAAAGAACTCATCAGAAAGCAAAGCTAAACTTTCTACCATTGGAACGATTTACCACCTTGCGAAGATTAACGGTATAGATACTTATTCGGCTCAGACGAAAGAGATAATACGCTCCGCGGCATCACAAAAAGCCGCTGGAGTTAAACCCGATCAAATCAAAAAAACACTAAAAGACTTTTCAGGAATTGATGAAGCGGATAGTGAAGAAATAATTAAGCAGGTACTCGAAAAGGATATTAAGCATAAATCTGAAAACATAGTCGATGACATTGTTTCATTTCTTCGTCCTTATAAAATTCGAAAGAATCTGCTTTCAAGAAACGTAGAACTAAACGGTAAGCCGATAGATGATAGCGATATTAATTCACTATATCTTGATTCAAAGGTTGCTTTTAAAGATGCTTCAAAAGATTTAGTTTGCTCAATACTATTTAGCAATCGAATTGATTCATACAACCCAGCAATTGACTTCTTTACTCAACGTGAAATATTATCACAAGATGAGTTACTTCCCAATCTTGCGCTACTTCTTAACTCAATCCAAACAGATACCGAAAACTACGATACTTGGGTTAAGAAATGGCTAGTTTCGGTTGTTGCTTCAGCATTTGGAAAACATTCCCCATTGGTACTTGTTTTCTGTGGTGAAGTACAAGGTACGGGAAAGACACATTGGTTTCGATACCTTTTACCTCAACAACTCCAGCCACTTTTTGCCGAATCAAAAATGGATGCAGGCAAGGATGATGAAATCCTAATGACAAAGAAGCTGATAATACTTGATGATGAATACGGCGGAAAATCAAAACGAGAAGAAAAGAGGCTCAAAGAAATAACTTCTAAGGCATGGATAAACGTAAGAGAGCCTTACGGGCGTGTTTCAGTTGATTTAAGACGTTTAAGTGTGTTTTGTGGTACAAGTAATGAAACCCAGATATTAAATGACCCTACGGGCAACAGGCGCATTATTCCAATTCACATAAATGGTATCAATCACGACTTATATAATCAATGCAATAAAACCGAACTATGGCATGAAGTATATTCACTTTACATGGCTGGTTTTGATTATTCTATTCTCAAACATGAAATAAGTCAGCTAAACGACAATACAGAATCATTCAAACAGTCATCCATCGAAGAAGAACTTATTTACGATCGTATTTCAGTCGGAAGCGAAATGAATGGCGAATGGATGAGCATAACTGCAATAATTCAATACTTGATAGCCGATTCAAAAATTCACACACTATCAAATCAGAAGGTCGGAATAATTCTCAAGAAACTAAACTACCCAAGCAAAAGAATTAAGAAAGACGGTGCTGTTATTACTGTTTACTTGGTTCGCAAAGGATTCGGTGCTGCATTTTAACGGGTTGCAGGTTGCAGGTTGGTTGCAGGCTGTGTATCAATAGCCTGCAACCTCTCAACTCCACTAATACCAAGCAATACAGAAGAAGGTTGCAGGCTCTAATAAAAAAACAGTAATAAAGGGTATGAGAATATATTATACGCACACACACACATACGCACACATATTATATTATACCCAGCCCCTAACTCGTTTTTGCATTATTAGCCTGCAACCTGCAACCTTTTACAATTAACTAACTGATAACCAAACAATAATGAAAGCTAAAAACGAAACCAAGCCTGCAACCTTTTTTCAAGCCTGCAACCTTTCTGAGATAGGTAACAATTAAATAACTGATTATGAGCGAAATACTAATTTGTAGAGTTGCTGGATGCAATAATAAACAGCAATTGATAAACATTAAACAACACCCAAACGGATCTAATCAATTAGGCGGTAATTGTCCAAGCTGTGGTAAGTTTAGTTGGATACCACTTGAAAAAAATGAGAATAAAAGACCTGCATCTCAAAAAGATAATAGATTATTCATTGAAAAATATAATTATATTATGTGTGTTTTCTGCGGTATTGAGAAAAAGAACCTTCCTGCTGGTAATACTTTAGAATGCGCTCACATAATTGATTATGCCGAAGGAGGTGAGTTTGACGAAAAAAATATAATTGTACTTTGCACTAGATGCCATAAGTTACAGCATCATTTAAGACATTGGTGGCTATGAACGAAATCCAACTACAATCCAAAGCATTTGTAAATCTTTGGAATACTAGACCAGACTTGAGATATAGAGTATTTGCCATTAATAACAACTCGCAAAACGGAATTAAAGGAGCAATGAATAAAGCGATGGGTGTAGTTGCTGGTGTTGCTGATATGTGTTACTTGAGACCGGAAGGAAAAGTAGTATGGATTGAATGGAAGACTGAAATAGGTGAGCAATCAAAAGAGCAGAAAGAGTTTGAAAAGGTTTGTCAGGAACTTGGGCATGAATATAAGATTGTCCGAAATGAAGATGAGTTCTTGCTTGTAATTAACTATTAATTGCTACATTTGTGAAATGACAACCAAGTCCATTCCACCGAAAAAACATCACCGGATCAACATGGTTATTCGATTTGTTGAAGATGATTTGAATTAAACGATAACTTTGTTTCATGCACACCGTTCAACAGTTGATAGAGTTGGGTTATTCTCATGCAGAAGCGTTAGAGATATTTTACTCGCAACAAAATAAACGAACTAAACATAAACAATATGGCGGCAGGTAGACCGACACCTTATAAGGCAGAGTATTGTGAGATAGCAGAGAACATGGCTTTGCTTGGATTGAATGACGAAGAGATGGCGAAGGTATTATCGATTGCGACTTCAACATTTTACAAGTGGCAACACGATCACCCAGAATTTTCGGAGGCGATAACACGGGGGAAAGTCCCTGCTGACGGGATAATTGCCAAAGCATTATTCAAACGAGCAATGGGGATGACAATATCCGAAGACGCATTGACGAGGGATGGTGAGGTCGTTAGCCTGAGAAAAGAACTACCACCTGATACCGCTGCTGCTAAACATTGGTTAGGAAACAGACAGCGTGACAAGTGGGCAAGCAATGGAGATACTAACATCACCACTACCGAACCATTAATAATTATTAGAACGGAGGGAGATAAGGAAGGATGAGTTTCAAGCTAACTAAAAGACAAACGACAGCCTACGATATGGCAATCAACGGATACAAGCGAGTTATTGTATTCGGTGGTGCTATACGATGGCTGCCCCTCATAGAAATGTGAGGGGGAAATAATAACGTGGTGGCAAAACCTATTGGTTGCTACTCACACTTTGTTCGCTTTGTTTACTCTACCCTCGCTCACGTTGGGTAATCATCCGTAAGACACTACCCGATTTAAAACGAACTACCTTTCCATCATTCTCTTCTATCCTCAATGACGGGATGCAGAAGTTTATCAAGAAATGGAACTTGGACACCAACGTGGTTCACTTCATCAACGGTAGTGAGTTAATCTTCATGGCTGAATCATTCGATGACGATAAGGATTTGAATAGGTTCAGAGGTCTTGAGGTGAACGGTGCAGGGCTGGACGAAGTGAACGAACTTCAAGAGGCTACCTTCTACAAGGTGCAGGAGAGGATAGGAAGCTGGAACAAGGCGGTTGGCAATCCTCCTATCGTTTGCCTCGCCACCTGTAACCCTGCTAACAACTGGGTGAAGTCTGTTATCTATGAACGATGGAGAACGGGAACGCTACCGGAACGATGGGAGTACATCAACTCACGCATCACAGACAACCCGTATATCAGTCAAGAGTACCTAGAGAGTTTGAAGGAACTGCCACCGATTCAGTATGCTCGATTCGTAGAAGGTGACTGGGATGTGATGGATGACATCAGCAACCCGTTCCTGCACGCTTGGAATGACAACGACCACATAGATGACAGCCTTGCCATCAATCCTCATATCCCTGTGTTTATCTCAGTCGATTTCAATATCAACCCACTCTGTGCCTTGGTCATCCAACAGACGGCGAGGGGCTGCGTGGTGGTAGACGAGATCAAGATAGAGAAGGGGAGCGTTGACTCTTTCTGTGACCATGTGGAGTCTTACGGAATCCCGATAGGGCTACTGAGGATAACGGGTGATGCTATGGGTAACGGTAGGAGCATCCAACAGAGGGATAACAGTTCGGCTTATACTCAAATCAAAAGACGGTTGAAGCTAGGAGATAGTCAGATAATCATTCCAGCGAACCCGACTCACTTTAATAGCCGTATCGATTGCAACAACGCACTAAGAAAGTTAGACATCAAGGTTAACTCAGTCAAGTGTAAGGGATTTGTCTACGATGCGAAGCAGGTACAATGCAACTCAGACGGGGGAATAATGAAATCCAACAGAAAGAACTTAGCGGAACGTGCCGATTTTCTCGACTGTTTCCGTTACTTTGTCAACGCAATACTTAAACGATACCTATGACAACCGAAAAAGTAATTACAGAGAAAAGCGAATTCGAAAGGCAATTACAAAATAACTTTTATGAATTCAAGGACATTCAAGCACAAGACAAAGAAGCTTATTTTATTTATTTAAAAGATTGGATTAAAGATTCATTGCTTAATCATACTAAGAATGGTAGTTTGTCCTTTTCATTTCGAAGTAAATATGAACTGACAGAATCATTTATAAATTCAATTGATCCAGTATCAATAAAGTTTATAGGGAATATTACTGTTGAAAGTCCAGTAAGCGTTGGTCGAGATATACTAATTGGATACAAATACAATTGTGACATTAAACACCTAATTTTCTTATGAGCGTATGTTCACTATGTTACAATGCAGGTACTTACATTGAGTCCTGCGCTTCGGGGCTTACCTTCTGGACCGTCACACCTGACACCTCGTTCCTTGTCTGTCTTCAGCACAACGCAACAGGGCGAGTACAGACGTTTCCTGCAACGTCCGATGCTGAAGGTATCATAACCGTTGAAGGGATAGAGGTAGACCCGTTACAAGGCTATACTCTATTCGTCACCCTTGGAGGGGTTAACGGAGCGCATGAGACGATTACAGTAGATACGGTGGAGTATAGCTGCATCTCGTTCTCTATCGTGCAGTCAGACACAGAACCTGCTATCATAACACTCACGGACTAATGAAGACACTATTTGCAATCATAGAAGGATGGTGGTACTATCTCACTAGCAACAGAGATGCACGGGCAAGGAGCAAGCCGAGAACGGATATCTGTTCTACTTGCAATCTAAAAGACAAGAGGCTTAACCTATGCAAAGACTGTGGATGCTTCCTACCAGCGAAGACAAGAGTAGAAGATGCACAATGCCCAATCGGTAAATGGTGAGCAGCTTCATCGTTGTCAAATCGGTGCTGATGCAATATGACGGCACAATCGAAGATGAAGAACTTCGTGAACTTAGTGCCGTTGAGGTAGGCTACTGCAAGATACTTATCAGCATCGCCAATATTGAAATGGTTGTTGAGGTGGTGGACGAGAATAGGACGATGATAAAGACTAAATCACAAGAGAAGATATATTGCTTAAACACACTCGATGAAGTTATTCAGAAGATTAATGCCTCGCAAGTGGTGGCATCTATTCAATAAGTGGGAAGCCAAACAGGCAACGCTCAACTTAGTGAAGGTATTCACGCACGAAGGTCATAACTACCTACGATTCCCAAAGGAAGTCAATATGCCACTTGAACGGTTCAGTATGTCGATGGCATTACTTGAGCGGTTGAGTAGTGGGCTTTCCGGTAGTGAGATGGAATCTATACTCACCGAGATGGAGAAGGCACTCAGCGCAGGGTTAGGCAACCCGAAGAACGCAGCCTTGATAGCTACCTATATCCACATCATAAGAGAACGGCAGGACACGGTTATACATCGTGACTTGCTTCTTAACATCGCTGCCACTTGGGTGCTGCGTGACGATGAAGACCCGTATATCATCAACCCCGATATCCATAAGGAGAAACTTGAAGTGTTTGAAGCGATGTGCAAGGAGGGGTCGCATGATTTTTTTACTCGCTTGGGTATCGAGCCGCTGACTCCCTTAATGTCTATGTCAGCAGAAGACTTTCAGACGTTATGGGAACACAACGTACACCAGCAGCGCAAACTTATAGCGGCACTAACCCTGCTGGATACTCACCGAGATACAGGGCGAACAAAGCCCAAGAGAGACTAAAGGAGCAAGTCATGGCGATGTGTGACGGTGATGTGCTGGCATACAATCAGATGATGCGTAATGATGTTGAGGTATTTATCCTTAAATTTGAATCGTTCATTAAAACTCTAAACCGTGGCAGCTAATATACTCGTAACCTTTACCGCCGATAGCGACTCGTTAGACGCTTCTGTCAAGCAAGCCACTAAAGACATAGCCGTCATTGGTGATAAGGCAGCAGAAGCAGGGAAGAAGGCATCTGATTCATTTAAGGATGCTGGCAAGTCTGCTGCGGCGGCGTTCAGTAGCGGTCAGGTAAAGGCTGCTATCGATAGTCAGGTTAAGAGTATCGACTCGTTGAAGGCTGGCATCAAGAAGCTATACGATGAAGAGATTAAGTTACTTAGTGCAGGGCAGAAGCAGTCGGCGGCGTACAAGAAGAACATCGAGGATGCAGCCAAGCTACGAGCCGAACTTGATAAACTAACCAAAGGAACAACGGTATACGGTAACGAGACGGGCAAGGTAGAGAAGGCGGCGTTAAGTTTAAAGACCCAACTAAAGAACCTAAAGGCTGAACTCTCAAACCTTGAAGCACAGGGTCAGGAGAACAGTAAGGCATTTCAAGAGACGGCATTCGCAGCGGCAAGACTAGAAGACCAAATCGGCGATACTAACGAGCGTGTTCGGGTACTTGCTTCCGATACGTTTAAGTTCGATGCGGCAGTTGGTGCAATCAAAGGGCTGGCTGCTGGCTTCTCAATCGCTCAAGGTGCTATTGCTATATTCGGTGAAGAGAACAAAGACTTACAGAAGGTAATCTCTCAAACTCAGGGAGCGATAGCGTTACTCACAGGATTACAAGAGGCTGCTAACTTAATCACCGGACAAGGTGCGACTAAGATAGCGTTTCAGAATATCTTCATGAAGGAGAAGGTAGTCACTACCTATGCCGCTGCTACCGCCACCGAGGTATTGGCTGGTGCTGAAGAAGGTGCTGCCGTTGCTACCTTGACAACGGTCAAGAGTCTAAACTTGCTAAAGTTAGCTATTGCAGGAACGGGAATAGGTCTGTTGGTTATTGGATTGGTGGCGTTGTATAACATCTACCAGCGCAATCAGGAAGCGGCTAAAAGATACAATGAAGTATTAGCGGATCAGGAGAAGCTGAATAAAAAAGTAATTGAAACGCTAGAGAAAGAATCAAAAGCAAGAGAAGATGTTAATGAGAAGATACTTGTCGCAACAGGAAAGATAACTCAAGAGCAAGCGGATAAAAACAAAATTGAAAGAGAGGGAGCAGCCGACTTGTATCAGTCATTACGAGAAGAGTATGCACAGAAGCAAAAACTTGTAACTATTCAAAATGAATTGAATGGAAAGATTTACGACCAAAATTTAATAATTGAAGATTTAAAAGGAAGATACGATGACGGGGCGATAGCATCTACCAATGCAGCAAAGTCTCAGATATTAAGTCTTCAAGAACAGAAAAAAGGAGTAATCAATGCACTAGGTGAGATTGATGATAACATTCTTAAATTAAAGGAATCAACAACTCAGACCGTTCAGCAGTCTAAGCAGCTAATTGATATTGAAGCAGCCCAAGTTGCAGCGGATAAATTGAAAGACATCAACGACAAATTACTTGAAGAACGTAAGGATAACGATAAGCGATTCCGAGAGTTTACTCAGTCTCAATTCAAAGACGTATTAAAATTTGAGGTTACTTTTAATGATGCCTTACTTGCTATTCAGAAGGAAAGAATAGATAAGGAACTGCAGCTTAGAAAAGACTTCAATGTAAAGAAAAGCACTCTTGATTTAACGTCACAAGAAGAGTCATTAAACCAACGTGCTACTTTCCTAAAGGCTGAAGAAGCAATCGGACAAGGTGGGTTGGATAACCGTATTAACATCATCCAAACAGAAGCAGCAGCCCGTGTCGCAGCTATTCGATTGAACTTAGGATTTACTAAAGATGCTGAAAATCAAATAAAGATTATTAATGCGGATGCTCAGAAAGCGATAACGGCAGAAACGCAAACCGAGTTTCAGAAACGAACCGATGAAGTTTTTAAATACGTTGATACTATCGGTTCTGCATTTTCAGCTATCAATGACCTAAGTAAGCAAGCAAGCGAGAACCGAATAGCAGACATCACGGCAGGGAGTGAAGCAGAGTTGAATGCTATCAATGCTTCGACAGAAACAGAACGTCAGAAGGAACGACAAAGGGCTGCACTAGCTAAACGTACTGCTATGATTATATCAGCTGAAAAGACTAAGCAAGCGAAGCAAGACAAGGCATTGGCGTTATTTGATATCGCAGTAAATACAGCATCTTCTATTGTAAAGACGGGAGCGCAATTAGGTTACCCTGCCGCCATTCCTTTTCAGGTTGCAGCTGGCATTATTGGTGCGCTACAATTAGCAGCCGTAGCAGCCAAGCCGATTCCTAAGTTCGAGCGAGGCGGTGTAGTAGGTGGTCAACGACATAGCCAAGGAGGTACTATGATTGAAGCGGAGCGTGATGAGTACATCGTCAACCGTGGGCAGTCTGTTAAACACCGTCAAGAACTCAACGCTATGAATACCTCGTCTGCTGCCTTTAAGAAGCTGATAGACGAGCGTTATGTTCGTCCTGCTGTTATGTCCTACATGATGCAAGATAAACGCCGTAGCGATGGCGTAACGGTCAACGCTAAGTTAGACAGCCGAAGCATGGAGAGTGAATTAAAAGGATTGCGGAAAGATATTCGTAAGTCAGGGCGCAAAGGAATTAACAACAGCACAGATACACGCTATTCATGGCAGTAGACATAAGATTCATAATTGACGGAGCGGATAGAGGGCAGCCATTGAACGCTGATGAGTTCGGTTTCGCCATCAATGAGAACGTAGAAATCAACGCACGGATAGTGTCGTTTGACAATGACCTTATCTTCGATGGTGGAGTCTATGGCTACCTGTTCGGCAAACTTGACCAAACGGGATTCTGTAACCTTATCGATGTTCGTGTTGAGTATGTTTGTGCTGGAGCATGGAAGAAGTTAGTTGACGGGTATATCATCCTATCAGAGTGTAACTTTGATTTAGATAAATGCCAAGTTAAGACTAAGGTCTACGATGAATCATTCAGCACCAAGATAAACAACAACAAAGGCATTCCGTTCTCAATGTCGGCTAGTCTTACTAAGAATCAACTTGCAGTAAGCCCTCCGACCCCTTTGATTGGTCAGTTCTTCAATCCTGCTACTGGAGGGTATGATGGCGAATTTATTACAGGAGTATCAGTTTACGATGCCTTCAAGCATTTAGTAAGCTGCATGAGTGATAACTTGATAGACTTCGAAAGTTCTCTCTTTTACTTTTCGTACTCAACATCAGACCCCTCCTTTCTACTGCTCACCAATGGTGATGCAATTAAGAACAGGTCGGCTTCAGAAACAGTAATTTCATTTGAAACGCTATACATCGCACTAAAGAAGAAGCTAAACCTTGGGCTTTCATTTGAGAAGCAATCCAACGGAAGACCGTTATTGAGAATCGAATTAGCAACATACTACTTCCAATCAGGAGCAAGTGCTAATCTTTATGACCAACCGAGCATAGACCTAACCTTTGACCGGTCAAGACTCTATCAGGCTGTCAACTTCGGTAGTGAGCCGATGCTAGAGAAAGAGGCTTGTGATGGTGGGAATACGGCTTGCACTTTTACTCAGACACCGTTCAGAGGTTTTAGAGATGAAAAGTTTGGATTCTCAGGTGAGTGTAATACTTCGACAATTTTAGATCTAAAGAGTAGCGAGGTTGTATTCGATACCAACGTGATTGAAGACATCTTTAGATTCAATTCCGAAGATTATAAATTAAACCCTGTCATAGTTGATTCCTATTGGTATGCTTCCGCTCCTGCTCAATATAGGGCAAATCAGTTCGACCCTTATTCTATTGGGCAAGATGTATACAACGGTAGCCTTCGGAATATATTTGTTTCAAATAATTGGATAAGTGGATATCCTAACTCGCTTTATAGCTTCCTGACTAATCCATTTGACCCTGCTACGACAGTATTCGAATCCCGTGTACTTGACGAACTTCCTACTGTTCAGTTCTTCAGAACAAATACAGCAGGAACAACTTTCCTTGGGTTTAATGGATTCTATATCCAATATAATGATGAGATTGTAGATGCAGGGAATCACTTCTTGTCTACTCAATATGTTGTTCCTTATGTTGGAATATACAGCTTCGTTCTGAACCTTCTTAAAGGACCAGAGTTCGATGCTCCGGTGGGAACTTGTACATTAAAGGCAATCATTCAGAGGTACAATAGCGATGATGTAATGATTGAAGAAGTTGTCGGACCAGCCGTGATAGATAACTACAACGACATCACTCCGTTTGCTTGTACTGCATCCTTTGTTTGTAACGCTGGCGATATCATCAAGACGGATATGTTTGCTAGTGTTCAGAATGATTTTGGTACAACTCACCCAATTACAATCTACCCATCATTCGATGGTGTTTATTCTTACTTCGAAGGTAGTGGCGTTCCTCTTAATCCGGGCAACCCTGACGAGCCTGAACTTCAACCCGTCAACATCGATGACGTAAGGGCTTACTTGTACAAGCTTGAGCGACCATTAACCATGTCTGAGATTGAATCGATACTGTCCAATACAAGTAAACCGATTACCTTTGGGCGGCACAATGACCCACTCAGGGTGATACCCGGCTACATCAAGACGTTAACGGTGAACAGCCTTATCAAACAGAACGCAGGAATTGAACTAAAGAGCAATAAGATACTGAGATGAGTTACACTTCAATACCCAACCAGCCTATTATCTTCCAACCTTCATCGGCTCTATCTGCCGATTGTGGATGCTCTCCCGACACTTGGAAGCAGTTAGTCGATTATGATGACCAGCTATTCTTTCAACTAGCAGCAGGAGACTGTACCGAAAGGCTACCTCTCTCTAGCTTTACCGCTGTTGGTTGGACGTTAAGTGGGCGTGAGGTTTGTTCTACGATTGCCTCTGTTGGTGCTAACGCAACGACTACCTTAACGATGACTGAGCCTTACGAGGTGTTTCGGTTCTCTGTCGTTATCAACACGATGGAAGAGGGTAGCTTAACGATGCAGATACAAGGTGGCGATTCATTCACCTTCTACACCGCTGGAACGTATGAGGTGTTCTTATCTACTCAGGCTGCTATCAATGGTGACTTGAGCCTACTGCTATCCTTCACTTCGAATACTTACGTAGGATGCTTCTCACTCAATGTTTACGCAGCAGGAGTGCTGACTAATATTCAAGTGGCATGGGTTGAGCCTGACACGTTAGCATTCATCGAAGAGGCAACATTTCTAACTACTGTTGTTGAAAATAAACTAACGGTGGCAATCGACATGACCGACAACGCAATCGGAGCGGGGTGTTACCGACTTGCGATAACAGACAACTGCGATACTTGCGACATCTCAAGGGTGTGCAACCAAGAACTTGAAACGGGCGGCGGCTGTTGGGAGGCTATCGGTAGTGATAACTGGCAGCTATACCCTAACGGACAAGCCACTATCGAAGGTGGTGATGTGATAAATGGGAACTATGTATTCGTCAACGCTACTGAGATTTGTATCGGGTCATCGTATGAGGTGACCTATACGCTAACGGCTTGCGAGGGTGGTAACTCATTTCGATTGAATGGCTTTGCATCACCAGTGACAAGGACTGCGGCAGGAACATACACCGAGACATTGGTAGCCACTTCTCCCGTGATGGGATTCTTAGCCACTATCGTAGGTGCAGGACTTATAGCAGTCGAAGGATTGTCAGTAAGAACAGCACCTTCATCATTATCATTTACTCAATTCTCAGATACACTATCGGTTGGTGACTATGACGATCCGTGCAAGTTCTTGAACATCGGAGGATGTAATGCCTCTGACCAGTTCGGCTTTGCTTTCGGCGGTTCTTCTTTCTTGCCTTCTATCAGGTTGGAGGGAATAAAGTACAAGCCTCAGTACGATACCGATGTTGACACTTTCCGTTACGCATCAGGACGATGGTCTGCATCTTACGTTGACCGTAGAAAGAAGTGGTCATTTAACTTTGGGCGAGTGCCGGAGCGTGTGCTTGACTTCTTGTCAACTGTAATATACTACGACAACTGCTATATCAACGATGAGTTATACTTCCCATCAGAGGGTGAATTCCCATCCGTTACTTGGGAGGTTGCCGATAACAGATTCGGAGCGGTTGAGATTGAGATGTATTTAAAAGACGAGAAGGTGTCAAAGGTGCTATGTGCTGCCGCCGATGCTAACTGCCTACCTTCGATCCTCGATAACGATATCGAGAACTTCTTACTAACTGAATCGGGTGAAAGAATCACAACCGAAGGAGACGAGAATATTTTGTGGTAAAAAATTAATATCTTTGAACTGTCTTATTGCCCCGTAGGTGTCAAGGAAGCGACCTGTACAACAGCGACCTAACGATTAAACAACTACAACAATGGGATGCGTATCTTATTGCGATTCCTCACTACTTAGCCATGATTTGGTTAACTGTGGGGAGTATAAACTCGGCGGTATCTCCGCTATCATCATCGGGGCTTGCGGAACGACCGTAGCAGACCCATCTTCAGCAGTTGAGATACAGGCTTTGCTTGATGCTGGAACAGCTAAACTTATCGAAGACATCCGATTTGCTCTCCCTGCTGGCTCGCCAGTAACGGTTGACTCACCTATCGGTTGCGGTACTCCAATCCGTATCAACGAAGACCGTACCGCTACGCTCTACGATGCTAACGTGACTGATGATAACTCTACCTTTTGGGATGACGTTAACAACAGACGAATCGGTTGGATAATGGCTTACTCTTGCGACTCAGGAAAGATTGTATGGATTGACCCTGCCGTTGGTATCACTACCTCCGCACAGTTCATCATCCCTGAGCAGAACAACGAACTACAACGCTACGAGGTAACCTTCGCATGGCGTTCTAAGTCTATCCCTGCTCAGTTACCTGCACCTGCTGGAATCTTCGTTTGATGACTAACGACCTAACTACTAACGATGGCACTACTCCTACTTCGGCAGGGGTGGTGCTATTTGCATTCGGTAAACGGGGCTACTATTGGGCTGCTTATAACTTAGCTTTCAGTATTAAGTCATTCAACCCTAGCCTACCTATTACGCTATTCGTTGACAACTACGTCACCGCTACTTCATCGTGCGACCTTCATCGTTTCATTGACGAGATAAGAGAGGTTGACACTAACGACCTTTTCACGGATGGTAAGTTCGACCCTGGCAAACTTAAAGTGAGCCTCTACGATTACCTACCGTATAAACATAATCTATACCTTGACGTTGATGCGGTGGCGTTGAAGGATATCACACCACTATTGCACGAACTGATAGCAACGGGCAAGCCTTACCTTAGTCATTGCGTAGGATATCATACCATTGACCAAGGGAGAGCGATACCATCGATGCAATGGGCGTGGGCAGATGACATTTGGGAACGGTATAAACTAGACTCAGATGCAGTCCTTCCAGCTATCAATAGCAGCCTTCAGTTCATCACGATGGGCAAGGAGGCTGCCAAGCTGTACGACATAGCTAAGACACTATACACGACCAATCAGATACCAACAGAGAAGCTACGTATGAAGTGGGGCGGTGGGCAGCCTGATGAGTTATACATGAACATCGCTCTTTGTATAGCAGGGATTGACCCAAGCTATAAGAATGAAGGAAGGATTAATGGCTCAGAGAGTGGATTCATTCACTTCGCCATGCAACGAGGTATGTCATATCAAGAGGTGACAGATAACTTCTACCTTCAGTCATACTACGGAGGTGCAGGATTTACACCACGGTTTTATACCGAGTGGCTTGATAGGCTGTTAAAGATTAACATGAGGAAGGCTAATCTTCACCATGAGTTTACCATTGTACGAATCACCGAACAAAAACACGCTGATGCTAAACGATAAGAAGAAGGTCGGAAGACCTAAGAAGGAAGTAATTGTCACCACCCCTACATTCAATGAGCCAGCCCGTCATGGATGGAACTCGGAGGATGAGGTAGGTAAGTTCATCGGGTCGTTGATTAAGATGAGCCGTGTGATGACCGTGCTAGAAGTAGGTGTATTCGAAGGTGAGACAACGAAGTCAATCATTGAGGCACTACCTAATGGCGGTCAGTATATCGGAGTTGATATCAACGATTACAGGGTAGAAGATACTAAGGCGATGATGGAGAACGCCAACGGTAAGGTGATTGAGTTCGTCTTAGGTACTTCAATCAATAAGTGTTCTAAGATGATGCCGAACCACTTCGACCTTATCTTCGTTGACGGTGACCATTCGTGGGATAACATCCTCCCTGAGTTCAAGGTATTGGAGCGGTTGCTCTCTCGTGGCGGTGTGTTCGTGTACCATGACACTATTCACTTAGATGACCCTCGCCACTTGGTTGAATATGCCAAGGCATTCGGCTATAACACGGTCACATTAAACACTCCCGAAGGTCGGGGATTGTCCATCTTACATCGTAACTTTGCGTGACATGAAAACGATAAAACTTTGCGGCGGCAAGAAATGCGGCTCTAACATCATCAACAAGCCAACAACTAAAGTAGTAGCATAATGGCACTATCGGTAGAGGAGATCAATAGAATAGTGGCGAAGTTCGCAGCTAAGACCAAGGCGCATAAGAACGAAGAGGCACAGTCAGCGACTAACTATATCAGTAAGCGAAGAGTAGGAGTGCTGCCATATCCCGAATATTGGGAAGGGTATAACTTCGCAGCCCTGTTGTACGATTCTATCCTACCCCATGCCCGTGCTGATGTCTACCCCGAACATCTTCTATCCGTTCGTGCGCCGAATCAGACAGACGCACAAGCGGAGTACATCAAGGCGAACTACAAGCCATCAACGCTGAATGTGTTTGAAGACTTCCGCTCTACTATATCCCGTGCCTTTGCCGATCAGAATTGGAGCATCAAGTACAACGCTGAAACAGACGAGAGGTTCGGACAGGATACTTTCCAGCACTTCGTCAATAACGAGATTGAGAAGTTCGGCTCTTTGGAATCGTTCATCAAGTCGTTACTTCCAACTCTAAAGCTGATTGACCCTAACGGTATTATAGCCATCGAGCCGGAAAACTTCGACATGGAGTTAGTGGAGGGCGATGATGAAGAGTTAGCGTTATCGAATAACCTTATCAAGCCGATGCCATCTTACTACTCGTGCAAGCGGATTGTAGGGCAGGAATTGGATGAATGGTACTTAGTCCTAGATGAAGATAAGTCAGTCGTTAAGAATGGCTCAAAGAACGAAGAGAGTGGTATCATTCTCGAACTGTACGATGACACTAACATTTGGAGAATAGAGCAGGTAGGTAAGAAGTCGGATATGGTATTCGGTCAGCCTGTGCTTTACTTCGCTCACGACCTTGGCTATGTACCGTGCAAGAAGCTGATGGGTACACCGCAGATGATAGGTAGTGAGTTGTTGTTCCAATCACCGTTTACGACCGCCGTTCCTTTGCTTGACCAAGTGGTACTCGATGAGTCGTACCTTCAAATGAGCAAGGCTACATCGGCATTCCCTTTCATGGTTGCCCTTGGTGAGATTTGTGAGTTCACAGACCGTGAAGGTAACAGATGTGATTCAGGTCAAATCTTCGATGCTATCGGAGGTGGTTACCGTACCTGCCCATCATGTTCGGGTGCTGGTGTGAAAAGTCGATTCTCTCCAACAGGGATGCTACTCGTTAAGCCAAAGACATCAATGAGCGAAGGTGACAGCGGATTAAGTGGTGACTACATGAAGTTCGTGAGTCCTCCGATGGATACGCTCGACTTCCTTCGTAAAGAGATAGACACTCATCTTACCAAGTCAAGACAGATACTTCACCTTCCATCTTCTGACTCGTCAGGAACGATAGGAGAGGCTTCTACTGCGACAGGCTCACTCAATAAGATGAGGGCGTTATACGCTTTCGTGAAGCCAATCTCTGACCAGCTATTCTCCATCTACGAGTTCTGCCTTGTCACTATGGGGAAGATGCGATACGGTGAATACTTCGGAGGGGTGACACTTGTCTATCCTACTTCATTTGATATCAGTACACCATCCGACTACCTCGCACTAATCAGCGAAGGCATCAAGGCTGGCGTACCTCCTGCGGTTACCTATGCCAATGTGTACAACTACATCAAGGCGGTCAACTACACCGATGACCAAAGTTCTGCTATCTATGAATTGATTGTCAACGCTGATGAGTTACTCTTAATGAGTAGTGCTGATGTGCTGGCAAGGATAGGAAACGGAACGGTTGAGAAATGGCAAGATGTACTCCATCAATCAGCACCGCAGCTTATCATGGAGTTGATGAGGGACTACGTGCCAACAGAGGACAACCCTACCTTCATCAGCTTACCGATGTCGGAGCAAGTCATTCTCCTTCGTGAAGCGGCAGTTAGTAAGGTGCGTGAGGTATTAGACCCTATCCAACAGGCTCAACAAAATCTACTAGGTGGCATCATTTGATGAACTCGTAAAGAAGAAGATTGCCTTGTTTGAGGCAACACCTGAGAACCTTGCCACCGATGCAGTCAAGGTTCAGTTAAAAGTATGGCGTGAACTTTCGCCATTGCTAAACTCCTTTGATGTCGATGCTGATGGTAACATCCTGCAGACCGATGATAACATCAAACGAATCGGAGCGATAGGAGAACGGTTGAATAAGCTACTCGCAGGAGCGGAGTATCAAGATGCTGTTAAGTCGTTTCTTAATGGTATTGACGAAGGCATTCAACTAACTAACGACATCGCTAAGAAGTTCGACCAGTCATTCGAACCTACCTCCGCTCAGAAGGCATTGCTTCAACTCACAAAGGCAAACGCTATCGATGCCTTCATCGGCTCAGGACTACGCAACGAAGTCACACTTCCATTCCTTGAGCAGTTGACCTCTAACGTGGCAGCCCGTGCGCCACTAAGGGAAGCGGTGAAATCGCTTGAGACGGTGCTGCTTGGTACTGATAAAGCTGATGGTAGGCTATTGGCTAACATCAAGACAACGGCAACAACGGCACAGGCTATCTCTGACCGTTCTTATTCTGTCGTAGTAGCTGAAAATCTAAACATTGAGTTCTTTCGTTACGCTGGCGGTGAGATACCTACGACAAGACCTTTCTGCCAACATCGTGAAGGGGAGGTATTTCATCGTAAAGAGATTGAGGCTTGGGGTGATGGTAAGAACTCAGGAGGATTGACCGATATCAAAGACGGTACGTGGGCAGGAGAGATAGAAGGAACGGACTCACGAACTATATTTACATTCCTTGGTGGATGGAACTGTCGGCACGTACTGATACCTCTTGAACTTAAAAGAGTGCCACCCGAAGTCATTGAAAGAGCGAAGGCAGAAGGGTACTATCAACAATAGTACAGAATCAAACTAATTTGTATCTTTGTTGAAGATGAAGATAATCGTCATGCCTGACGGCGCAATTAAGAGAGCATCCCCGATGGTTGCTGAACTGCTCATTAAGAACGGCGGTCGTGAATTAGAACTAAAACCAATTGAATTAAACTATGGCACTCAAAGAGAACGAAGCACAGGAGTTGTTGAAATTCCTAAACCTAAACGAAGCAGAATCAATAGACGAGGCAAAGGAGAAGTTCTCCGCAGCGTGGATAAAGTCTGAAGAACTATCTTCTAAAATTGGAAGAGTAACGGGCAGCATTGCAAACGTAGCACGTAAGTCATTTGAGCCATTCGGCGTAGTATTGACTGAGGATGATTTCAAGGACAAGAAGATTGAGGATGTTATCCGTGGCGCATCAGAGAAGGCTAAAGAAGCATTCGAAGCACAGAAGTTAGAATGGGAGAGCAGAGCATCTGGCAACGGTTCTGAAGCGGTGATAAAAGAATGGGAGAAGAAATACACGACTCTTGAAAAGAAGTCGGCAGAACTTGACGGAGCGAGACAGGATGCCATCGCACAGTTTGACCAGTACAAAGAGAAAGTTAAAACAGATCTAAAAGCATCTACCATCAATTCGGTATTTGAGAAAGAACTATCTGCTATTAAACTTGACCCGACAGTTAGTGAAATAACGATTCGTGGTTTCAAGTCAGTCATTGCCGATAAGTACGTTATCGACATCGAAGATGATGGCAGCCCTATCATGAAGGATAAGAAGTCAGGAGAACGACTTAAATCAAGCGCAAAGGCTGGTCAGTTTCTTGGCATCTCTGAGGTGTTATTAAAAGAGGCTACCGATGCAGGTATTATTCAGAAGAATCCCCATGCAGGGAAGACATTTGGAAGTAGTGCCAAGCCTACCTTTCAGCAACAAGCTGACGGAAACAATCAAAAAGTTAAGAGTGTCAATCCTCGTTTCTTAGGATTATAGTATATTTGATTTGCTTTGTGTGTTTATGTTGACGGAAGAGGGTAGCAGAAATGTTACCCTTTTTTTGTTTGAAACTTTCATTATCTTTACATCGCAATTAAGACAGCAAGTAGTCACTCATGACTCTAACATGAGCAAGTAGGTGAATCCCTCAACCTTGAACAGAGCGGAAATCCAAACTTAAAGACGAACTAAAATGTCTATCTCTCGATTACTATCCGAATGTCCAAACATTCAAGCACCGCTTGGCGAACTCTTCATTGAAGTTGGTCAACGTGAAGCCCTTCCTTTCCTTGAGTATCTTAACTCGCCTGAGAATGTGAAGATGATTAAGATGCAAGTTGCGCCCGGAGGCGGTAAACTTCGCACAGTTGAAGCACGTTGGATTCAACGTCTACCGGAAACAGAAGTTGTAGAAGGTGCTGACATCAGCAACTGTACTGCGACTAACCTGTACGGTGACTCAACTACTACTTACACACTTGAAACAACTGACACCTATCAGGCTTCTCAGTTAATCTCAGGTGCTGACATTGCTCGTCATTGTCAAGATAACTCGGTTTACTTCTTAGAAAGCGTTATGCGCTTGATGGATGTTGTAGACCGTAAGGTTGCTTCTGCTGCTGCTACACAAGCTGTTGCTGCTATCGGATCATGGGGTACTGACGTTGAAGGTTTCTTCACTATGTCAGGTGACTGTCTTCAGATTAAGACGGTAGCTTCAGGTGGTGCTGTTAATGAGTTCGCTCTTGCTGACATCACTCAGGCTACTCAGATGGCTAACTACCCATCTGCTCCAATAGCTTTCGGTGGTGCTGCTATGCAACGCTACGCAAACGCTGTTAAAGCTGGTTGCTGCTCTCAGAACGGACTTGACTTGTTGGCTATCAGTCAGCAGAACGGGTTCGGCTTCGCTTACGACAGCCGTCTTGCTGCTGCACAAGGTGACCAATCTCACGCTTTGGTGACTACTGCTGGAGCAATCCAATGGTTATCTTATAACCTTGCTGAGTGGAACAACGGTTTCCAACCTTCTGCTGGTGCTGGTTACTCTCGCACGATCGCTTTCACGGCTGCTGGTGTTCCAGTTGACTTGACGTTGAAGGATGACTGCGGTAACCTTTCTGTTATCGTGACTGCTATCGGTAAGTTGGTAACTCTTCCAACTGACATCTACGAGGCATCAGATAAGTTGGCTGGCGTTAACTACGTGAATTGCGTATTGATTAACAATGCCTGAATAGCCGAGTTGAATCTGCTAACGGAAGACGGTAGCGATTTGACCACGGAGGATAACACTAACCTACTTGTATAGGAATAGGGGTGGGCTAACTGCTCACCCTTTTTTTATTTATATCTTTGACCTATGTG